TATATTTGCATTATGAAAGTTGCAAACATAGTTACAAATAATCAATTAAAAATTAATAATGATTTTAATGTGATAGATTCTCTAGATAAAATAATAGAGAATCTACCCACATTAATTATTGGTTGGGATATAGTTAAAGAAATAAACCCTAATGCTGATTATTTTAATAGAAAATTATCTGACGATATCTTTTGGACTTTTTATATAACAGAACAAAGGGATTTATATGAAGAAGATTTATATAATTTTAAAACTCATTCATATAAAAATTTATTATTAGAAATTAAATATGAATATTTAGATTTCATCCTTTTAACAAACACTGAAATATTAGATAAATTTAAAGAAATAAAATTAAAAAATAATAAAGTATTGTTTCATATTAATGAAATGGTATATATTTATGCTGATGATGTTATATACGGTATAAATCTAGATATAATAAAATATGTGAATAGAGATGTTAATAAATTATTTATATATTTAAAATCTTTTATTAATGACTTTTTAACAAGTGAAGAAATACTTATAGAATATAAAGATTATATGGAAAATTTAAATTACGATTATAAATACATTCCATACTTATATTTTATAAACAATCATGGATAAAACAGTATTATTAGCATCATTCATATTTCCAGAACGATTAGATTGGTTCTTAGGTTATTTGGAAAAAAAGTTCTCAATACCTAATGATAAGGTTTTTGGGTATAAAAATTTAGATGAAGAAGATAAATTAATAGTAACATTTAAATTTACAATAAAAAACAATAAAAAAATAAATTTCAGAGATTTATTCCCTAATGCATTACTTATACATAAAAAAGGTGATGCAATATACACTATAAATGCACTTAATAAATTAATTCTTGAGCTAACTGATGCTGAAGAAGGTAATATAGATTATAAAAAATATAAAATAGATTGGAACGCTTTTCAAAATAAAATGTTAATAATTAAAAATGATGAATTAACATTATATAACATAAAACGTGTTTTTTAATATTTTAAGATATTTATATATAAAATAATTTATTATCAAATAACTTAGATTATGAATACTGAAAAAAATAAAAATTTAGAAAATAATCTTGATGAGTTTTTAAATAACACAGAATGTAACGAAAACGATTGTAAGATTAAAGAACCAAAAGAATTGGTTGAAAGAATTAATAAAAAAATAATTACTGAAGACGGTAGACAATTATTAATATAATTTTTTTATGAAAAAAAATAAACAATTATTAAATGAAGAAATTAAAAGATTTCATAATCTATTAAATTATGATTTCTATAAAGATAAAATTGATGAATCATTTTCATTTCATTCAGAAAATCTTGACCCAGATAAAGATAAATTAATTTATGGTAGTTTAGAAGAAGAAGACGAAGAAGAAATTCCTAATGAAACTCCAGAAAATGATAATAATCCTGATGATGGTGGTATTCCATCTCCAGAAGAATTTAATCCTGATGATTCTAACCAAGAAGATTTAGATACACAACCAGTCGATGATAATCCAGTTGATAATGAAATGCCAGTAGATGATGAATTAGCAACTGGTGATGACACAAGTGATGGTGAAGTAGAATTGGATGTTACCGAATTGGTTAATGGTACTAAAGAAGCTAAGCAATCAGCAGATAATGCAAATTCTAATGTTGAAAGATTATTAAGTATGGTTGATACTCTACAAGGTAAATTAGAGTCTATGAGTCAAATTTCAAATAAAATAGACACATTAGAAAAGGAGTTAGAAAAAAGAATGCCAACACCAGATGAACAAGTAAAATTACGTTCAATGGATTCTTATCCTTATAATATTACATTATCTCAATTCTGGGCAGACCATAAGGATTCACCTTATGATACTGGAATGGAAGATGAAGAAACTAAAGATGAAGAAGGTAATTATGTTTTAACCAATAAAGATATCGAAGACATGGATGACAATAAAATTAAAGATAGTTTTGAAGACAATCCATATGAAGAAGAAGAAATTTAAATATATTAATATTCTGATTAAGAGCTAATTTTAAAATTAGCTCTTTTTTTTTATTAAAAAAGTTGTTTTATCTAATTTAAATGTATAATTTTGTAAATGTAATTTGATAATAAGATAAATTATTGGTCATAAGTGCTTGACTATTTGTTGTTTTATTATTATATTAGTGTATATTATTAAATTTATTAACAATTAAAATCAAGAGAACATGGGTGTCTATGAAGAAATGATGAAACAGTACCAACAATCAATTTCAGTTGGAACTAAAAGCAGTGAGAAAAAGTATGATTTAAAAAACTACTTTAACACATCACTACCAAAAGGTGTTAAAACATTAAAGAAAAGATTTAGAATTTTACCTCCATCTGAAGGTGAAAAAACTTCTTTTCAATTCATGTTTGGTCATGAGAAAAAAGTGGATGGTAAATGGAGTACATTTGCTTGTTTAAAACATGAAAAAGACGAAGATTGTCCTTTCTGTGAATCTAGAGAATTATTATTAGCTAGTGGGAATGAAGATGAAAAAGAATTAGCTAAAGAATTTTCAGCTAGACGTTTCTATGTTATTAAAGTTATTGATAGAGACAATGAAGCTGATGGTGTTAAATTCTGGAGATTTAAACATAACTACAAAAAAGAAGGTATCTTTGATAAAATCATGAGTGCTATTGAAGATTGTGGTCATGATGTTACTGATGCGGTTACTGGTAGAGATTTAATTTTAACAATTAAAGAAGGTACTAACGGTAAAGCAACAACTATTGGATATGCATTAGAATCAACACCATTAACAAACGATGAAGTATTAATGGAAGAGTGGTTAGATAATAACAACACTAAAACATGGAAAGATGTATATTCTATTAAGACTTATGAGTATTTAGCATTAATCGTACAAGGTTATGTACCTATGTGGGATAAAGCACAAGAAAAATGGGTAGCTAAAGACACTGATGGTAACTCAACTGAAACACATACTGAAAATTATAGTTTACCAGAGATTACTGAAGAACCTAAAGACTTAACAAAAACTAATACTACTAAAGCAAAACCTAAAGCTAAAGTAGTTGAAGTTGAAGAAGAGGAAGAAGTAACATCTTTTGATGATGATGAAGAAGATGATGACTTACCTTTCTAATTTATAGTATAAAATGGCCACACTAAGTGGCCATTTATTTTAAAAATAAATAAATAAAATACATATGTCAAAAAAAACAGTACCAGCAAAAAAAAGTATTGAAAAAAAACATTTCAATTTAAAAGAATTTAAGAAAAATAATGGATTCGGAAATGTTGTTAAAGAGAAAGAATTAACTTGGGTTCCGTTATCAGATGCATTTCATGATGCATTAAAAATACCTGGAATTGCTAGAGGGTATTTCACGTCATTCAGAGGTTTTTCAAACACAGGTAAATCAACTGCGATATATGAAGCTGTAGTTGGTGCTCAAAAAATTGGTGATTTACCAGTTATTATTGAAACTGAAGGTAACTGGAACTGGGAACATGCTAGAAACATCGGAGTTCAGTATGATGAAATTGTAGATGAAGAAACTGGTGAAGTTATTGACTATGATGGTGATTTCATTTTCATTAACGGTGATGATTTATTACAAAAATATGGTAATTTTGATTATTCAACTGGTAAAGAAGGTACAAAAAGATTACGAGGTGAACCTATTATTGAAGATGTTGCTAAATTAATGGGTGATTTACTAGATATGCAAGAAGCTGGTGATTTAGATAGGGATTTATTGTTCTTATGGGATTCAGTTGGTTCATTAAATGGTTTTAAATCAGTTATGTCTAAATCAAACAATAATCAATGGAATGCTGGTTCAATGGAAACTGCATTTAAGTCATTAGTTAATCATAGAATTCCAGCATCAAGAAGAGAAGGTAAAAAATATACAAATAGTTTTGCTGTTGTTCAAAAAATATGGTTGGATAATGAAAACAAAGTTATCAAACATAAAGGTGGTGAAGCTTTCTATTATTCCCCTAGAATCATTATTCACTTCGGTGGTACACTTAGCCATTCCACAGAGAAGTTATGGGCTACAAGTGGCGGAAAACGCTATCAATACGCAACCAAAACAAAAGTTAAATGTGATAAGAATCAAATTAACGGAATTGAAGAAGTTGGTATGATTGTTTCTACACCACATGGTTATTGGAATCCAGAAGATATGGAAGGATATAAAAAACAAAATAAAGAATATATCCTTAAACATTTAAATACAACAATGGATGACTTTACTATTGAAGTTGAAGAAACTAAATTAAGTAAAGAAGACTTAGGAGAATAGTTATTAATCATTTAAAATATAGCTAAATGCTAAACAAAAGACCTCCAAGAAATGGTCAAAAAAATAAATTGGAAACCCATCAACATCTATTATTAGTTGATGGTTCCAGTTTATTTAAAAGGTCCTTACTAGGTGCTAAAGATGAATACAATGATAAAGGAGAACATATCGGTGGTATTTATCAATTCTTAACAGTACTAAGAAAATTATTATTAGATGACCTATATCACAAGGTATTTGTGTTCTGGGATGGTACACTTAGTGGTAAACTTAGGTACGAAATCTATAAAAATTACAAAATAAGTAGAGGAAAGGACTTTATTAATGGAACTTCATCGCAAGACGAAAGTGAAGTGTATCAGCGATATAGAATCAAACAATATTTAGAAGAATTATTTATTAGACAATTAGAAGATGAAATTGTTGAAGCAGACGATTTTATTGCTTATATTTGTAACAATAAATCTATTGGTGATAAATTAACAATAGTTACAAGTGATAGAGATTACTGTCAATTAGTTGACGATGATATTAGAATATACATGTGTGACTTGAAAAAATATATTACTAAAGATAATTTTAATGAAAATTTTAAGTATCATTATGAAAATGCTAGCCTTATTAAAGTATTATGTGGGGACAACTCAGATTCAATCAAAGGAGTTAAAAGATTGGGTGAAGATACATTGATACAGCATTTTCCTGAAGTTACTGAAAGAAAAGTTACAATTGAAGAAGTTATTAATAAATCTAAATTATTGCAAAATGAAAGGATAAATAATAAGAAAAAACCTTTACAAATATTGGATAATATAAGTAATGGTGTTACGGATGGAATTCAAGGTGATAAGTTATTTGAAATAAATGATAGACTTGTAAACCTAAAAAAACCATTGATGACTGAAGAAGCTATTGAGATGGTTAATAATTTAATAACACTACCGATTGACCCAGAAGGTAGAGATATAAAAAATGTTTATAAATATATTAAAAAAGATGGGTTTGGTAATAAAATAATTAATAACTTTGAAGATTATTTTTTACCTTTTAAAAAATTAATAAATAGAGAAAATAAATTATAATATTATGAGCGAGAACACAACAACAACACAAAAAGATTTTTCTTATCTACCGTTTAGTTTTACTTTTTATAGTAATGATAACATTGTTTGTAAAAGATACTTCAATGTTGATAACTATGACAAATCTTATTTCAATAAAAGAGATTCATCGAATCATATGATTATTGACCCAAAGAAAATTGATACACATATTAATTGGTCATATAAAATTAAAGATTTAATGGATGAATTAACTGGTATGAACAACGGTTATGGTAAATTAGGTATTATACCTTCATTCTTAAAAAATATTTGTGAAGATATCTCTTGGAATAACTATAACCCACATAATCCGTATAATGTTTTGGACATTAAAAATATTAATGAAACTGAAAACAACTATACATTGGAGATTTCATTTTACGAAACTGTTATTGCTAAAAGTACTTTTACTGGTAACGTGTTTCAACCATATGCTAGAAAAGGGTTACATTTAGGTAAAATAATCCCACAAATAATAGCAACAATTACTAATACATTTGGTACAAGAAGAGTTAGAACAGAAGAAAAAACCGCTTAAATAAATTTTTATGGGTAATGTTATAAATCAAGATGATTTAAATACTCTAAGCGAAGATTTTCAACATAGATTAATACACCATATATTAACTGATGAAAAGTTTGGTTCAGCTATAATTGAAATAATTGAGCCAAACTATTTTACTGGTTCGTATTTAAGGACTATTGTTGGTGAAATCAAAAATGCTTATGAAAAATATGAAACTATACCAGATTTGGGTAGTATTAGAATCAGAATGTCTGAAAAGTCAAAAACTGATGTAATATTAAACATGTATAATCAACTCATTGATAAGATTCAAAATGTTAACTTAAATGATAGTTTATATGTTAAAGATTTAGCAATTAAGTTCTGTAAAAAACAAGAACTTAAAAAAGCTATTAAAGAATGTGAAACAATTATCAATGAAAGCGATTTAGCTTCATATGAAAAATGTGAAACAATAATTAAAAAAGCTCTTGAAAAGGGTGATACATCTGATGATACAATAAGTGTATTACATAATATACGTGCTGTATTGGATGATGACTTTAGAAACCCAATACCAACTGGTATTTGTGGGTTAGACAAAATTATGAATGGTGGATTAGCTAAAGGTGAATTAGGACTCATCCTTGCTGCATTTGGCGTTGGAAAGACGACAATGTTCACGAAATTAGCTAATACAGCGTTTAATGAAGGTTATAAAGTACTTCAGATATTTTTTGAAGATATGCCTAAAGTAATTCAGAGAAAACATTTAGCTTGTTGGACTGGAATAAATTCAAATGAATTAGGTAATCACAAAGATGAATTAGAAGAATTAATTGAAAACTTAGGTGATGATAGTAATTTAAAGTTAAAGAAAATGTCTAGTACTGAAACTACTATTAGTAAAATTAAAGCTTATGTTAGAAAATTAATTTCTAAAGGGTTTAAACCAGATATTATCTTGTTAGATTATATTGATTGTGTTAAACCATCAATTAAAGTTGATGATGTGAATGTAGGTGAAGGTATGGTCATGAGAGAATTTGAATCAATGCTTGCTGAATTCGATATCGCTGGATGGACTGCTGTACAAGGAAATCGTTCATCAATAAACTCAACAGTTGTTGAATCTGACCAAATGGGTGGTTCTATAAAGAAGGGACAAATAGGACATTTTATTTTATCAATAGCAAAAAGTTTAGAACAAAAAGAAGCTGGTACTGCAAATATCGCAATATTAAAATCTAGATTTGGTAAAGATGGTATGGTATTCGAAGATGTTGTATTTAACAATGGAACAATACAAATTGAAATGGAAGGTAAAAGTTCTAATTCGGTTACGATAACACAAGCTAGAGAAAATAAAAAATCAAAAGGAATTGATAAAATTAACAATGCACTTAACAACAAATTAAAGGAAAGAGAAAAAAATATTTAATAACAAAATAACATTTCAAATGTCAAAGATAGTTATAGTATATGTTTTCTAACTTTAATTAAAAAAAAAGATTTATGTATTTAAAAACAAACGAATATAAAAAAAGATATTCAATCTTCCCAGTGGTTCACAATGACTTATGGGAAGACTACAAGAAAGCCGAAGCACAAACATGGGTTGCTGAAGAACCAGATTTATCTAAGGATAGATTTGATGAATTAAAAGATGAAGAAAAATTATATTTAAAAAATATATTAGCTTTCTTCGCCATTTCAGATGGTTTGGTTATTGAAAATTTAGCTAATAACTTTCAAAGAGAAGTTGAAATATTAGAAGCACAATACTTCTATGGTCATCAGACTTTTATTGAACAAGTACATGCAAATGGTTATTCATTACTTATTGAAACTTATATTAAAGATTTAATTGAGAGAGATGAATTATTTAATTCAATGGAATCAAATCAAGCTGTAGCTAAAAAAGCTGCTTGGGCTGAAAATTGGATTCAACACCCATCTTTTGCACATAGATTATTAGCATTCGCATGTGTTGAAGGAATTTCATTTGCTAGTGTTTTTGCTGGTGTATTCTGGTATAGAACTAGAAATAAAATGCCAGGCCTTGGAGCGATGAATGAATTGATTTTACGTGATGAAACTTTTCATTATGAGTTTGCTTTGAAGTTATATAAGAATTATTTAAAAGATTCTTATAAATTATCAAAAGATGAAATTAGAAAAATAGTTTTAGGTTGTTATGATGTAGAAAAAGTTTTCATCGAAGAAAGTATGCCAGAAGGATTACAAGGATTAACAAAAGAAGATATGATTAAATATGTTCAGTATGTTACCGATATCGTATTAAATGATTTTGGATGTGAACTTGAATTCAATGTAAGAAACCCATTAGAATATATGTCTAGAATAGGATTATCTTCTAAAAATAATTTCTTTGAAAAAAGAGAAGGTGAATACACTAGAGTAGAAATACCTACAACTATGGATGGGATGTTTGACGAGGATTTTTAATCGTTAAAGCGAATATGGGTAAAACTACAAAAAAAAATACGGAATCGTTTATTGAAAGTGCTAAATTAGTGCATGGGGATATGTATGATTATTCTTTAGTGAATTATGTAAATAGTAAAACAAAAGTTAAAATTATTTGTCCAATCCATGGTGTGTTTGAACAAATACCAGCAAATCATTTAAAGGGTGCAAAGTGTTTTAATTGTAAAATTGACAAATTAACATTACTTAATACATTAACTAATGATGAGTTTATTAGTAAAGCTAAAATTAAACATAATGATAAATATGATTATTCGTTAGTTAACTATGTTCGAAATAGTGATAATGTAAAAATTATATGTCCAATTCATGGAGTTTTTGAACAACACCCTCAAGTTCATTTAAGAGGTTCTGGTTGTTTTGAATGTGGTAAGAAGATTGGTGCTGAGAAAATAAGCAAACTTAAATTTATGGGTTTAGATGTTTTTGTTGAAAAATCTAAATCAATACATGGTGAAAAGTATGATTATTCATTAGTTGAATATGTTGGTAGTGGTAAAAAGGTTAAAATTGTATGTCCTATTCATGGTGCCTTTTATCAAACACCATCAATTCATTTAAGAGGTTCTGGTTGTAATGAATGTGGAGTTGAAAATACAACTAATAAAGTGTCTTATATGTATAATAAGTGTATTGAAATACATAGCGATAAATATCAGTACGATTTTACTGGTTATAAGAACAATACGAGTAAAATAGATGTATATTGTGAAAAGCATGGTTGGTTCAAACAGAGATATAATAATCATTGTGACTTAAAACAAGGGTGTCCTAGTTGTAAAGCATATCGAAGTAAAGGTGAGATTGAAATTTATAATTTTTTAGTATCTTTAAATGTTAATGTTATCAATAATGTTAAAGGTATTATAGATGAAGAGATTGATATTTATTTACCTGACTTAAAAATCGCAATAGAGTATGATGGCGAGTATTGGCATTCAACCCATAATAAGGATGAAAAGTGTGAATATGATAAAATGATTAAATGTAATGATAAAGATATTTTTTTACTTATATTTAGACATAAAGAATGGCTTGAAAAAAGTGAAATTATTAAATCAATGATAAAAAATAAAATAGGTTTAATTGATAATAAAATTTATGCTAGAAAATGTGTGATAAATATTGTGAATAAAAAAGATAAATCATTATTTTTGAAGAATAATCATATACAAGGAGATTCAGGGAGTTCAATTGATATTGGTTTATATTATAATGATGAATTAGTATCTTTGATGTCGTTTTCAAAATTAAGAAAAAATATGGGTCTTAAAAATAAAGATGGTCATTATGAGTTAATTAGATTTTGTAATAAAATAAATTTTAATGTTATTGGTGGATTCTCAAAATTATTGACTTATTTTGTAAAAGAATATAAACCTATTGAAGTTATTAGTTATGCAAATAGAAGATGGAGTCATGGAAATGTTTATGAAAAAAATAATTTTGAATTTATTAGAAATTCACCACCAACTTATAAATATTTAGTTAATAATAAACTTATTGATAGATTTAATTATAGAAAAGATGTATTAGTTAGTATGGGTTATGATAAAAATAAAACAGAAAAACAAATAATGGATGAGTTAGGTTATCCTAGATTATATGACTGTGGTAATAAAGTTTATAAATTAAAAAAATAAAAAATTATGAGAATAGTAAAAAGAGATAAGTCGTCACAAGCGTTTACACCGAATAAAATTTTAACAAGAATTAAAACACAAGCTAAAGGTCTTAAAGTTGATTCTGACAGTTTATTTAAAGAAGTTATTCCACTTATTAGTGATAACATCACAACAACTGAAATTGATGAAATAATAGCTTTTAAAGCTGCTGATAAAGTAATACAACATCCAGATTATTCATTGTTAGGTGGTAGAATTCTATTATCTAGACAATCAAAATTAATCGGTAAAGAATTACAACCAGTTGATTTAACTTATGATTTCTTTGCTGCAACAACTTTCCTTTCAAAATATTCTTTGAAAGATGATAAGAAAACACCAACTGAATTACCATCATGTATGTATAATCGTGTTTCTGGTTATTTACATGATGATAATGAAGCTGACCGTTTAGAATTGTTAGAAGAAATAATGTCAAAACGTGGAAACTTTGCAACACCAACATATACAAACGCTGGTGTTCCAGAAAGAAACGGTATGATTTCATGTAATTTAACACATTTAGATGAAGATTCATTTGAAGGTATTGAAGAAACACTTACAAAAATAGCGGCTGCATCTAAAGAAGGTTCTGGTATTGGTTTATTAATTGATAACTTACGTAGTAAAGACAGTATCGTTGAATCATTCAAAGGTAACGCTGGTGGTGTTATTAGACTAGCAGATATGGTCCAATCTAAAATGAGATTCTATAAACAAGGTTCTCGTTCTGGAAGTTGTGCATTATACCTATCAGTATGGCATAGAGATATATTAGATTTCTTAGATTTAACGTTACCAATTGGTGATGAACAATTAAGAACTAGAGATTTATTTACATCTGTTGTTATCAACGATTTATTCATGGAAAAATTACAGAATAATGAAGATTGGTATACATTCTGCCCTAATGATATCAAAAAAGCTGGGTTAACACCACTTTATGAATTACATGGTGATGCATTTGTTGCTGAATATAACAAAGCTGTTGAATTAGGTTTAGGTAAAAAAGTTAACCCTAAAACTATTTTTGACTCAATCATAAAATCACAAGTTGAAAGCGGTAAACCTTATGTGATGTTCAAAGATAACGCTAACAAAAATAACATGCAAAGAAATATTGGAATAATTAAACAAAGTAATCTTTGTATTGAAGTGTTCCAAGCGTCAAGACCAAAATACACTCCGCAGTGTACGCTGGCTTCTGTTAACTTATCTGAACATGACACACTAGAAAGTATAGCTAAGACTACAAAAGTTCTTGTAAAGGCTTTAAATAAGGTAATAGATAAAAATAAATGGTCTGACGATTGGAGTAAAGTTGCTGGTGAAGACCAAAGAGCCTTAGCGATTGGTGTTGCTGGTATGGCTGACTTCTTTGCTAAGAAAAAAATATCATTTGAATCTGAAGATGCTAAAATATGGAATAAACTTATATTCGAAACAATGTACAAATCAGCGGTTGAAGAATCAATGAGATTAGCGATTGAGCAAGGTAGGAATTATCCAGCATGGGAAGGTAGTCCATATTCAAAAGGTGAGACATATATTGAAGGGTGGTCACCACTACCAGAAGGTCAACCAATACCGATGTTAAATAGTCTTTTATTAGCACTAATGCCAACAGCATCATCTGCTATTTTATTAGGTGTTTTTGAATCTTTTGAACCAGTAACTGCTAATTTATTTACTAGAAGAGTAGGACAAGGAGAGTTCTTAATTGTTAATAAGTATTTAGTTAATGAATTATTAGAATTAGGTCTATGGAATAGAGATATGATTGATAAGATTATTGCTAATCAAGGTAGTATACAAAATATTATGGTAATACCTGAAGATATTAGATATAGATATAAAGATGTTTGGGAAATACCACAAAAAGTATTATTAGATTTATCAATAATAAGAAATAAATATGTTGACCAATCACAATCATTGAATGTATATCATTCAGATGCTAAATATGGTAAAATAGCTTCAGCATTAATGTATGCTTGGAAAGGTGGATTAAAAACTGGTGTTTATTATACTAGAACTAAATCTAAAATTGATGCTAATAGCAAATTAGCTTCATCAAAAGTAAATGTTGTTTCTGAAAAACCAAAAGATAGTCCATTCGAATGTGTTGGATGTTCAGCATAAAATAACTAATGAATAATGAAACCCAATCTAATCGATTGGGTTTTTTGTTTTAATAAGATTTACAATAAAATATTGATTTATTATATTTATAATAAAACAATATTATGCCAAAATATATTAATATAACATTCCCATTTAAAAATAATGATTTAGGTTATTATTTAGGTATGAATGAGATTGATAGTCAAGCAATTAAATCAGATTTAATGCATTTATTATTAACTAGAAAAGGCGAAAGATTATATATGCCAGACTTTGGTACTAATTTACTAAGGTTCATATTCACTGAAAATACACCAAAAAATATAACTGATTTAAAGACAGAAATTAGAGATACAGTTAAAAAGTTCATGCCGAATTTAACGATAAATGATGTTATAATAGAAACATCAGAATTAAGTGATTTTGCTGCGACAGTTAAGATTGATTATTCAATAACAAGTGGTGTTTTCTCTGAGAACGAGATTATTACTATAAATTTATAACATATTTAAATTATGCCATCAATAAATTACAATACTAGAGATTTCAATTCAGTTAGGACTGAATTAATAAACTATATAAAACAATATTATCCAGAAACTTTATCAGCATTTAATGATGCTGGTGTTGGTGCGATGTTAATTGATTTAAATGCTGCGGTAGCTGATATGTTATCACATCATACTGATAGAGCATTTAATGAAACTAAATTAATTTATGCACAAGAGAAAAGTTCATTAATGGATATTGCTAGAAACTATGGGTTAAAAATACCATTTTATAGACCATCAGCAACAATATTAGATATTTCGGTAACATTACCAGTTAATGGTGATAGCCCAGATTATAGTTATGCACCTATTTTAAATGCTGGTTCTAAATTCAGCGGTGGTGGACAAATATTCGAAACAAAATATGATTGTGATTTTGCTAATCCATTTAATGGAAGTGGGATTCCTAATAGAACGGTAATACCTAATTATGATGCTAATAACACTATAATAAATTATGTTATAACAAAAAGAGAATTAGCAATAAATGGTAGTACGATATATTTTAAAAATGTAATTAATACTAGTAATTACGTACCGTTCCCTGAATTTATTTTACCTGAAACTAATGTTTTATCTGTCGAATCTGTTATTATTTTACCAGGAACTAATTATCAAAATATACCAGAATATAGTGAATTTTTTAATGATTCATTAAGATGGTATGAAGTTGATAGTTTAGCTGATGATTTAATATTTGTGGATGATAAATCAGGATTAAACAACAATTTTAATGTTAAAAAAGGTAAATACATAAGAACAAATAAAAGATTTATTACTGAATATACTGACAATGGATTTATTAAATTGATTTTCGGTGGTGGAACACAAGATGTAACATCATTATGCGATTTCAATGTTGATAAATCATTAGTAAATATGGTAGGTGATTTTATTAATAATAGTTCATTTGGTATTATACCACCAACTAGTTCAACCATGTTTGTTAAATACAGAATTGGTGGTGGTGCAAATACAAATGTTGGTCCAAGCGTAATTACAAATGTTACTGATATAAATGCTATAATTAATGGTAGTGACACAGCAATAAACACTGCTGTTAGAAATTCAATAACAGTAACAAATCCATTACCAGCTTTAGGTGGTAAGGACCCTATAACTGTAGAAGAATTAAGAAACTTAATTAGATATAATTTTGCTTCACAAAATAGAGCTGTAACATTAAATGATTATAGAGCTATAATTGGTAAAATGCCTGGTCAATATGGAATTCCATTCAGATACAATATAATGGAAGAACAAAACAAGATAAAAATATATATCTTAACATTAAATCAAGATGGAACAATATCTGAGATAAGTGATAATGTAATGAGAGAAAATATAGCAACATATTTATCTGATTATAGAATGATTAACGACTATGTTGAAGTAACAACAGGTAAAGTAATAAATTTAGGTTTTGAAGTTGATTTATTTATTGATAAGAAGTTTTCTCAATCACAAATAATATCACAATCAATTACTGCAATAAAGGATTATTTTAATGTTAATAATTGGGATATGGGTGATAATATTTATTTATCTCAATTAATGGAAAAAATTAATAGTATTAATGGTGTCTTAAATGTTATTGAATTAAGAGTATACAATAATGTTGGTAAAGGTATATATTCTTCATCTGCAATCACTCAACCATATTTAAATGAAGATACTAGACAAATAGATTTAATGAATGAAAACATATTATATGGTGACCCTTACAGTATTTTTGAAATAAAATACCCTAATAGTGATATTAAAATAAGAGTTAAAAACATTTAATTTTTTTAATTAATATACTATATTAATAATTAAAAAAGTATTATGGGTTGTAATTGCAAAAATAAAAATGTATTAGGTATTGATGGTTTACCTATTCAAGAAGGACCAGCTATTTGGGTATCAGTTATTAGTTATTCAGTAAAACTTGTTTTTTATGTTTTAGGTTTAGTGTTACTAGTACCAATCATAAATGTTTATTTAGTTTATTTATTATTTAAACTAGTTGTATTGAATAAGAATGTAGATACATTAGATATGTTAAACTCTGTTATAAAACTAGGTAAACGATTAAACAGAGACGATGAAGAGGAAGAAGATGATGAAGAAGAAGAATATGATGAAGATGAATTAATTTTATCTGATTATGAAGATATAAACATATACGATAAGAATTTAGCTAATGTCAAATGAAACAATAAGAATAAGGACAACTCCGTTAGGTAATGATAAAACTATTTCAATGCAAATCGAACAGAAGTTTGATTACATTGAAATTTTGTCATTAAGTATATCTCAAGAAGATGTATATAGAAGATATTGCTCAGATTATGGTGTTGTTGTTGGTAGAGTTACAGTTAATAACGGATTTGGTGTACCAAATGCTAAAGTATCGATATTTATACCATTAACTGAAGAAGATGACTTAAATCCAGAGATAAAGGGTTTATACCCATATAAAAGCACTTTGGATAAAAATAGTGATGGGTTAAAATATAATCTACTACCTAAAAATAATGAAAGTAGTGATGTATGTTTTACACCTGTAGGTTCATTTTTAAGTAAAAGAGAAATTCAAGACAATGATATACCGCTAGAAGTTTATGATAAGTATTATAAATATACTACGGTAACTAATGCTGCTGGTGATTATATGTTTTTTGGTTTACCATTAGGTGATTATGAAATACATGTTAGTGCTGATTTATCTGATTTAGGTTCTGTATCTGTAAAACCATATGATTTAATCAGAAGTGGTTCAAATTCAGGTCAATTTTATAGTACAAGCAAATTTAAAGAATCAAAAAATTTAGAAACATTAAGTCAAATAAAAACAAGAGGTGGTAATGTAAATGTTATACCTTTTTGGGGTGATTTGGAACAGTGTGTTATTGGTATTACAAGAAATGATATTGACTTGGGTGTTGAAGTAGAACCTCAAGCTATATTTCTTGGTAGTGTATTCGGTGATAATGAAAAAAATAGTATAAACAAAAGATGTAGACCTAGAAAAAAAGTTGGTACCATGGAAAACATGACAACTGGTGCTGGTACAATCGAAATGATTAGAAAAACTGATTTAGGTTTAACTGAATTTTTTGACATAGATGGTGGTGAATTAATAGACGATGATGGAACATGGGCTTACCAAGTACCAATGAACTTAGATTATGTTTATACTGATGAATACGGTAATTTAATACCTACAGATGACCCAAATAAAGGTATACCTACTAGAGCTAGAGTTAGATTTAAAATTGGTATGAATGCTACTGGTGGTGAAGGTAGATTAAGAACTAGAGCAAAATATTTAGTACCACATAACCCAGATAGTTATAATGATTCTGATTATAGTTTTGATGAAAATACTAAAGATAAACATTTCCAAGATTTGCATTGGAATAAAATATATACAGTATCTAATCACATAACTAGAGTACAAAATAAAATAAGTAACGGACCGACAAAACATAGAACATTTGTTGCTATAAAAGAAGTTGATGATGGAAGTAATAATCCATTTCCGTTCAATAAATTAGATGTTAATTTAAATCCGTTATTTGTTATATTATGTTTATTAGTTAAATTATTAGCTATATTAATAAAATTAATAAATAGGTATATAATACCATCTGTTAATGCTATTTATGGTTTTTTAAATAAATTTATACTTAAACCAATATGTAAATTATTAAATTGGATAGTAAGAACAGTCTGTGCTTTATCTAATTTAACTAATTCCGATGCTAAAAATAGATGTATAGATAAGAGAAGTATATCAGATTGTGAAATAAAATACATATCATTTATATTAAATTCTTGTTCAGCTGATGAAAGCGGTAAACCATACTGTATTGGATGTGACAAAAAACAAACATCTGACCGATTTAAAAATACATTTAAAGCAACAAATGAAAGTGAAGAAGGTAAAGGTGGTTATTCATACCCATCATCAAATAAATTTAATGGATGGGAAATGACTTCACCAAAAGGTGATGCTGGATGGACAAACTGTATAGCATTGGCTATTGCAGAAGCTTTAGATGTGTTTAAATTTGATTTCTTTAATGATTGGATTAATGGTAGTTTATATTCATTTTTATTAAAATATAAAGTTAGAAGACGAGGTAAAGGTAAGGAGAAATTCTGTGAATTAGACTGTAATACTTCATCTGGTGTTGACAACAATAAAGACAATGAACCAGATAATAGTTGTTTTACAAATTATATTGTAGATACATGTGTTTCAGCAAAACCTCAGTTATCACCTCAAACAATATTAGGTAGAGTATTCAAAAATGATGAATTAGGTGAGACATACAACTCAATACAAATAAAAGAAGGTATAATTAAGAAATATAAAGATGAATTATTTTATGCTGCTTTCTCAAGAACATCTAATGCTAGATTATATGCGACAAAATTAATATGTTTAGGGTCTATGTATGATTGTGATTGGCAAGGTATCCCAAGAATTCATGATTTTTTAATTGATACAACATATAATAGACCTACATTGGTTAATATATATCATGATGATGGTGATTATGTTGGTGATGTAATGGAAAGTGGTTTTGATTCACCAGATGATAAATTAAGTAATTCACAAATATGTAATATAAATTGTACATCATTGAGTTTAGGTTCACAACAATGTAATAATGTTAAAAGATTAAGTGAATTTGGCGTTTCAGCTGATGAAGACAATAGAAATGATGGTGGATTAAAAGCTGATTTCATAATAAACAATGGTGATGTTAGTAATGCTTTTATCAGAGGTGCTATCATGTATGTTAATGGTGTATTTAATGAGAAATTACCTAATAAAATACAACTTGGGTTTTTAGATAAAGATACTTCACCTAAAAATACTTATGAATATAATAATGAATATTATTGGAAATATAGGGCATTAAGAGACAAGAATGAAGGTATATGGTTTTATGGTAATTCATTATATTTTTATTTTGGTCTATTACAAGGTAGTTCAGCATTAAATAAATTCAAAAAGAAATATTTTGCACCGTGTCCTGAAAATAAAAAAATAGAAATGTCTGTTATTGTTAATGATATTATTGATGATAGTGTGACTGGAGATGGTATTGGGGCAATAAAATATACTGTGGTGGGCGGTGTAAAACCTTATAGATATGAAATAGAAGGACCACTTATTAATGGTGTTAGATATTACTGTTGTTATGATGAATCAACTGGTAAACCTTGTAATAATAGTAAAAATAATTGCTCAACTAAAGGATTATTAAAAGATTTATTTGGTGGAACATACACTATGAAAGTTTCAGATTCAATCGGTAGTGTAACATCAAATAATATAGTAGTTGGTGGATTTATCGGTGTTGAATGTCAAGCATTTCCAAGTCCAATCACATCAACTGGTAGTGGTAAAATTAAAATATTAATAAGTCATGGTACTGCACCTTATAATGTAGAAATATATAAATTAGATGCAAATGGTGAAATTATTTTAAGTAGTAAAATGACATTACCATTATTATACAATAGTAGTATTCCAGCTGCTGGGTATTGTTATGGTAGTTGTAACTTAACTGATGATGGTAGAAACTCTTCAGAACAATTATTAGAAGGTAATTATATCGTAAAAGTAATTGATAGTGGTTCAAAAATAAAAACAGAAGCTACTGCTAATTTTACCATAGTAAAACCTGAAAATTTAATAATAGATATTGAACATAGTAGTACTCCAACAGAAGAAGCACCTAATATTATACCTAAATTAAGTTGTTATGGTGCTAATGATGGATTTGCTAACGCAACTGTTGAAGGTGGTGTTAAACCATATACATACGAATACTTATTAGAACATACTTGGAATTATTTATATGGAAATTTAAGTAATACAGTAATTAGTACATCAAGTTCACCACAGAATTTAGTTGCTGGTGTATATAAATTAACGGTTACTGATTTAGGTGGTAATAAAGCTACTAAAAGATTTACTATTGAAGAACCAAATAGAATAAATGTTCAAGTACTTAAGATGTTACCATCATCATTCCCTGATGTTGAAAATGGTTATTTAAAAATTAAAGTTGAAGGTGATAACCCACCTTTCACATGTGAATTTGATGGTGAATCATATGTAAGTAAAATAGCAAAAACTAGTGGTGAAGAAGTAGAAGCTATTGGATTATATAGTGGGTGTAAAAGAGTAAATAAACAATGGGTTTGTAATAAACCATATAACATTAGAGTTACCGATGCTAGTGGTTGTACAAGTACGTACTTAACTGATATAGACTATACTAGATTACCAAATAATGAATACATGGTAAAACAATATACATTAGCAGAAGAAAATTCACCTATAATTATAGTTAATTATAATGCTTATGATGGACAAATATCTAGATGTAATGGTATGTATCCATATACAAACACAAAGACTGGTCAAAGTGCTAGATTTTGTACAACAAACGATAGTTTATCTAGACTAGGTAATTTTGAAGTATATAGTATAGTTATTAAAGTAGGTGGTACTGGATGGAATGCTAGTAATGGATTTTATAAAATAAGATTAAATTACAAAACAAAAAATTCAGTTGATACTAGTAAGGATGACATTTTTTTCTGGATAGTTCACCCATATAAACCATTAACGACAAGTACACCACATTACACAGGTGGTTGGGTTGATTTAAATGATGATAATACAGTTGACGAAAATTGGGGTAGAGTTGTTGTTATTTTTGCTACTAGATACAATCCAAATACTGCAACATGGGATGCGCATACAGATTTTACATATGAAATATCTGATAGATATCAAGAAGATTCATTTAACGTTATGAATTGTTACACTACTTTTGAACCAGATAGTACATGGGCAGCACTAGGTGATGACGATAGACTAGGGTTTGGTAACTATACTAATAAAAGTGGTACTTATCATTTTATTAATGTTAATAATTCTAAAATATTGGTTGGTGAACCAAATTCACCAATTATAAGTATAAATTCAGACCCAAATCTTGAAGGTGTTAAAGCTAAATAATAAAAGAATACAATATCATGGATAGAATACAAAATAGATTAAAAAAAACAAATTCTAAATTATCAATTAATTTAGATACTAATCTACCTTTATATTTGACAAATTATCAAAAACAATTACCACCTACTGAATTAAACTATATTGTTAATGAATCTGAACAATTTAACAAAGAAAGAAATGAAAGTTCTAGATATAGAGTAATAAGTACGATAAACCCATTAATTAGTAATGTATTATTTAATGTTAGTAGTGATAAAGTAAAAAATAATTTTGGTTCAACAACAAATAATGATGAATTAAGTACTAGTAAAAGTTATGGTTGGGAAACTTTTAATTATGATTTATTTAAGCAAGACATATTTAAAACTAATGTTGCTGATGGTGCGACTGCATTAAATGAAAACCCATTTTTAGGTAGACAAGATTTTACATTTGAACAATCAATAAAAAAACACTTAAAAGAAATTAACGGTTGGTTTGGTTTTTTTGACCCAGACGAAACAAAAGCTGGTGACTGTAGTTATTATGATTTAGAACCAAGTAGATATAGATTTGAGTTTAATAATAACATAAAAAAAAATTGGGATTTAACCATAACATATCCATATAAGAATGATACTGACCATTTGTTAGTTAGAAACGGATTGTTAATAACAACAATGAGAGATAGGATATTTGCTGGTAGAAATTTAATAGCTTTAGGTACTTGTGTTAAACATAATTTAAGTATTGGTGATAAAGTAAGAATAACCAATATGCCTAATTCATTATTAAATGGTGACTATGATGTTATAGGTTTAGGTTTAGAAGATGGTACATTAGAAGAATATTATTTTGTTATTACTTTATATTCTACAGATTCATTAGTAGCACCATATATAGGTATCGGTTTCAATGGGGGTAGAATGAAAAGATTATATTATAATACTGAAGTCAAATATTATTTAAGAATATTTAGAAAAGTTAATGGTTACTTAACTAATAAACAAATAGAAAATGATGATTATGAATTATTTCCTGTTGGATTTTCAAAAAACATATTTAATGATTCAATATATCAAGTAATATTTAATGAAGACATATATTTAGATGGGTTAAAAGATAATTTAAACAGACCATTAAGTGAAATATATTTAACTATATTAAAAACCAAGAGCGATGGAATATTCACAAGCGTTATGGATGGTTTTGATTTAGCTAATATAGAAGGTAATTTAAAAACTAACTCTGATACATTTTTAAATATGTCTAATATTAGAAAAATGCATACGTTAGCCAAAGATAAGAAAGCACCATTTAATAGCCACATACCTTTAGATAAAGGGTTAAAAGTTGATATTAATAGTTCAACTTTTTATGGTGATTTAGTTGAGTTTTCACCTTATGAATTTAATGAAACAGTATTAGCTGATGTTATGCATAGATTTAATACTGTTGATAGAGAATTAACAGAAAAAATAGATTTAGTTGATGATGCTGAAACAGATAAAAACAAAATGAAAAAAACAATAGAAGGGATAAGATGTGAAGGTTATATATACAAACCACATCATAAAATTAAAATAAGGTCCTTTTCTGATTATATTGAAACTGGTGACGATACAACAAGTGGTATGCCAGAGTACAAATACGAAATATCACCAAACACTTACATATGGAGAGATTTTTTAGATGCTGGTACATCCAATCTAGGTGAGAATTTAGATTTTCCTTTTGTTAATGGTTGTCATTATTTATATAAAAATATATTTTTTCCAGTAAAAAGACAAGACCCTTTTGGTCAATTTGATTTATACTATGAAGGTGATGACGACTTGTTTTCACCTAAAGATATTGTAGGTGATTCATTTACAGATAAATTTAATGTTAATTCTAGTAATGATGGGTGTTAATAAATATAGAATTAAACTATCAGATATTGATAGTGAGAATATAAGTTTTACTATACCAATAACAAATGAAAACCAAAATTATGGTCAACATGAATTGGTAGAAACAAAATTTGTTAATGTTGAAGTTGAAAAAGCGATTAATGATATAACTGATTTTGAACAGGTTAGGATAAAACCTTCAAAAAATTTAGATTACCCTTTAAATAATTTAATAAGAAGCGTAACATATAGTATTAATACTAGAGATGAAAATAAAAAAATAATCAATACAACATATTCTGATGTTGGATTTATAGATACTGATATTAGATTTAGAAAGAATAGTTTTTTAAATTCATTTTTAAGATTAAATTTTTATGATAGTGATAATGTGTCAACACAAAAATTAGTATCATATGTAATAATATACCCTTCGATTGATTCTAAATTTTATTTAAATAGTGGAAACCCTAGAACAGCTTTTTTTAGTGGTGCTGGACAAAAACAATGGGGTATGATGACACCAGTTAGTCAAATAAATTTAGAATTTAGTGTTGGAGATTCTATGTTAGATAGAACATTAAATGGTGAAGGTTATTATTTATATTATTATAAAGATGAGTTATTTTTAAATAAAAATACTGAATTATTCATGACAGCGACTTTCAATAATGCTAAGACTGGTAAAATAACTAAACTAATTACTAGTGATAGTGACTTAGGTGTGGATGAAATATTTAAATCAACAAATGGTACAACTAAAAAAAATAATGTTCATACCAAATATTTATTAAAAAAAGACTTAACTGGGTATTACTATAAAATAGACACTGATTATTCATCAAATGTTAAATTAATAGGTGATAACTACGAAGTTAACTTATATGAAATATATGCTAAATAATGGAGATAATTAAAAGAAAAATATTATTAGAAAGCTTAAGAAGTAGAGCTCATGATTCGACATGGGGTACTATTACTGCAACAACAATTAATCTTTTAATTAATATAGAACAAGACATAAAAGATTTGGGTATGTTATTACCTAAAGAATTTATACCTAAAGGTACTATTAGTAAAGATACTGGTAAATTAGTTGATTATAAACCATTAATAGATATATTAGGTTATACAGCTAATTTTGAATTTATAAAAAATAGTAATTATAAACCTGTATTTAATAAAGATAACTTTAGTTATGACGTTAGATATAGTGATAAAACTAAAAAAGATTATTACCAAAAAGGTATTAGTGTTAGTGGTATAACAGATGATAAATTAGAAGCTGTTAGAACATATGGTTACACTGGTGATAGTCAGTATATTGTTGGTAATATAGTAGATACTGTTGGTTATTATAATTTCACTGGTAAAACTATAGTTGGAAGTAATATGGTTATATCTAATACAGATTTCAATCCCATAGTTTATGGTGAGTTAATTGATGTTAATGATAAAAACTTATTAAATATAACACCACCGTATGTTGAAGATGGTATAATATATCATACCTTTATAAATAACACAAGAATTGTAACAGATGAATTTACCACTGAAACAATACCAACTACTAAGATATATTATAAAGGTCAAGGCATGAATGAAACCAACATGGATATGTCTGCAATGACCAGAGAAGAATATCTATTATACATAACACAACCACCAAAAGTTGAAAGTGATATATTTATTGAAAGAGGGGGGTCAACAGTGTTTGGACAACATGGTAGACTTGCTGAAATAAATACTTTGGAACAATTGGAGAGGTATGGTAACGGATATTACAAAATAAATAACATTTAAAATAATTTAAAAAATGTCAACAGGAGTTTACGGTATAGTAAGAGGTGCAGATGTTAGGCCTTCAGATGTACAAATAAAAGTTTTTTATTCTAAAAATAGAGAAAGTGGAATAACCAATACATTCACACTAAGTTCAAATAATTTAACAAATATTGCTAATGATGATTTAGGTATTGATATATTGAATGGGTTATATAATTTAAAATTACCTGTTAATGATTTTAAAAATAAAGGTATTTATACTATTGTAATAAAACCTATTGAAATTAAAGCAACCATAGTTGATTGTGGTGTGTTAACTGGATTACCAGATGTAAAAGGTATTATATTAGATTCAGCAGACCCTAATTTATCAGCTTTTGCTGATAAACTTGAAAATAATGGGTTAATTGGTTATAGAGTTGAATATTTAGACCCTAACAATCCTACAACAAAGATAAGAGATTTGTTTAGAATAATTACATCTAACAATAAAGTAGAACCAGTAACTCAGAATTTATCAAATAGTAATCAAAAAGCTATAAGATATAGATTTAATGATAATTCTACCTTAGTTTTTTGTACTGTAACACCAAACGCACCTACAAATGTAAAATCTGATGTATTTCCATTCATCGGACAACCAAATCAACAAATTATTTTAACACATACGTTATTTAATCCAGTGACTATCGAAGTTGAAATGGTTGAACATGACTTTGATACATTAGCTATTGGATTATTTGGTAACCAAACTAAAAGTATTGAAGATGGTATTTATACTATCTATAACTTTAATAATGAGATATATGAACAATATAACTTATTTGAAATTAAAAGTCAATTTACTGGTGTTCCTTTATATGAAGTTAAAGAAAAAAGAACTACAATTGATTTTAATAAAAATTTTAATGATATAGCAAACGTTTAATATAAATGGCAAAAGGGGATTTGATAAGAGTACCAGGATATACGCAAAAGATTACCTACAATGGTAATATTGAGTATAGACCATGGTCAGAAGATTTAGTTGGTAATCAACAAACAACTAGAACGAATGGTGATATTCAAAAAACGTCAATATTCACCCTTAATAACTTTCAAATAGAAAGTGGTGCTACAGAAAGAGTTGTAATAGCAAATAACAATAAACAATTTAGTGATTTTTTTAGTTTAAGTACATTAACTTTTAATGAAGAGTTTGCGTCAAATAGTAAACAAATATTAGAAAAAAATACAAAATTAACATTAAACGTAGATTATAGAGATTTAGCTAAATTAAGTTATTTTGGTTCGGCAACTGAATATATTAGAGTTACATTAGAAAATATAATCTTAAATTGGCCAGCATCATTGTATGTTAAAATATATAACAATACAAATGGTGTATATAGTTTAAACGACTATAATTATAACCCATTAACTGATGTTACGTCATTTACAGTTAATTTAAGTTCTATAGATAATAAATTTGATATTATCCTAAATAAAAATGGTGATGTTTTAAATTCATATAACCAAGAAAATAAATTAAGAAATTTAGCAATAAGTTACAAAAACTATGTTATTAGTTATGAAGGTAAGGAATATGATATCTTAGGATTTGAAGGTTCAACACCTGATGTTAATAACATGATATATTTAGAAGTTTCAGGTTCACCTTTTGGTGTATCTGCAACCACAATGCCTAATTATAATTTTCATATTAAACCTAATAAATTAAAATGTGATGAATTTTTTAATGGGTTAGGTATTTTTGAAAAAAATCTATTAAATAGAAAAATAACACCATTATATACTGCTACATTTAAATATAGGGTTAAAACTAAAGAAAATGTAATTATAAATGGTACAAGAAATTTAACTTGGCCTACATCAGATGGTTATAACTTAGATTTTAATAACGATTATTACGTATCATATATTAATGTTTTATTAGAATTAGCAACTCAATCTGATAATAATTTTTCAGATTTGATGACTAGATTTTTAGTCTCTGAATCAATAAGTAGTTTTGATACATTACCACAGATAGATGGTTCATTCTTAGAAACCGAAGCTCAAAAAATGAGAAAAGTACTAAGAATATATGGTAGAGAATATGATGAAGTAAAACTATGGATTGATGGTATTAAAAAATCAAATACAATTACATATGATAAATATGATAATGCACCTGACCAGATAGTAAAAGACTTAGCTTATACTATGGGTTGGGATTTAACTAATTCATTTAGTAATGATAATTTAATAAAAGAATTAATCACACCTAAAGACTCAACATATTCTGGACATAGTATTGGTTTTACACCACAAGAAGCTGAAATAGAGATGTGGAGAAGATTAATACTAAACTCTTCTTTTTTATTTAAATCTAAAGGGTCTAGAAAAGCCATTGAATTCTTAATGAGATTTGTTGGAGCACCAAAAGGTTTAATAGATTTAAATGAATATGTATATAAAGTTAAGAATAAAATAGACATGGATTTATTTTATGCTGTACTAGAAAGACTTCAGTTTGAGCCAGACTTAAACTTATACAATATCGATTCTGAAGGGTATCCAAAATTATCGAATAACAATACTGATAGTTATTTTCAATCAAAAGGTGGTTGGTATAGACAAACATATGGTGTCGATAGTAATGACCATTATTTAAATGGAAACAACCCACATTTAGGACCATATGATGGTGGTAAAAATTATTTTGACCAATTAAATAATGTCATGGGTGTTGATGTAAATACCTTTCAACCATTTACAATTACAAATACAACATATATAACAGGTAGTACTAATTTATTTTATAACTATAATAGAGGTAAAATGAATAATTATAGTGGTAACTTATATGTTGATGTTGTAAATAAGAATAATGGTTCTATTGCTAATTGTGTTATACCTCAAGTATATATATCACAAGACCCATATCCAACAGCTGAACAAACAGCTTGTGGTTGTGATTGTATTGGTGATGACGACATGCTATCAGTTTGTTTAAAGAAAAATGAACAAAAATATGATTGCAACTTTGAATTAAGTTCAAAAAGATTTGCAGAATCAAATCCTGAAGATATGCAAAGTTACCCATATATTTTTATTTATAATAAAAAAATTAAAAATAGAAGCGGTGCATATTTTGGTACATACGAGACTATTTTTAGAGAACAAGAATGTTGTAAATTAGATGGTGGAACACCTTATTTATATGAAAAATACAATATAGAATATAGTAGAGATAATAAAGCATTTTTAACTATACCATTAAATACTGGATATGTGTGTTTAAAATCTGAAGCTGATAAAAAAGATTATGGTATTAAAGGTGGTGGTTCTTTCTTATCTTGTAAATGGAGATTACCTTTTACAAATAATGATGGGTCAGATTTTAAAACATTAAATAATAAAAAATTAGACATAGAAGATATCACATGGAAAATAAATAACGTAAGATATTTAAAATTTGTCTCACCATACAATTCATGGGGTGTGGTTAAAACCGATGGTTCTGGTTATTTAATTGGACCACCAGAATTTAAATATACAAATCCAGCTGATTCTGGGTTTTGTCCTTTAAGTTTATCTATTCCAGAATTAGTTACTGACCCAGTAACAAATGAAAAAGGTTATGCTTGTAAATTATTAACAAGATATACCACATTAACTAATGAAGCTAAATTAGTTATAACTGATTACGCTAAACATTTATTTTATAAGAGTACTGGTAGACTCGGTTGTATAACTACTTATACTTATGTAGATACTACTTATACAAAATCATTATATGAATAATATACAAAATTTAAAATTATAAATTATATTAATAAAAAAGATAGATGTACAAATTTGATTTAGAAGATTATGCTGGTACATACAGAAATGTGTGTAAAACAATGGAACAATTAAAAGCCATTGGTGCTACCGTTATTAATAATACTAACGGAGAAGTAGAAGTATATCTTAAAAATGGAAACCCATATACTGATATTAGAAACAAAGAATGTTGTGAAAGATTAGGTTATAAATTTGATATTGAAAAACAAAAATGTTATTGGAAAACACCATCTAGTTCATCTTGTAATGATGATTGTGTTAAGAAAGTGGTATTTAATTCAAATAAAAGTAAAGGTAGTTTATTTAAAATAAATGAAGGTGAAACTTGTACATTAGATATATCTTTTGATTATTTAATCAATTTTGATTGTACATTATTTAAATCAACATGTTCAAATAATCAAGATGAAATAAATTCACTTGAAAATGAATTAAAAAGATTAAAAAGACAATATGATACAACATTAAGTGAAGCAACATTCAATAGTAATATATTAAATCAAACACAACAAGAGTTTAATAATTTACCTTATGTAATTAAAGGTATGATTAATTCTGTTAATTATATTAGTAGAACACAAGAAGAAACAATTAGTACTACAACTACTACAACAAGAAACACACCAGTAATACCAACAACTACAACAAATGGTACTACCACTACTACTACACCAACAACAACCACAACTAATACAGATGGTACTACTACAACCACAACTAATACAGATGGTACTACTACCACTACTACAAAAAATACAACTATAGATACTTGGAGACGTGGTAGCTTTAATTTTGGTGAAGAAGTTATGTCTGTAGATGGGACAACCAATTATGGTGATGGTATAACTCCAATTATCAATACAACAATACCAACAACCACTACTACAAATACACCTACTACACCAAGAACAATTAATAGATATCAAACACCAATAGATGTTGAATTGAATACTGATTTCCAACCAACCACTACAACTACATCTACCACCACAGATACAACAATTAATAGATATCAAATGCCAGTAGATGTAGAATACAATACAGACTTTCAACCATCAATTACTACATATGGTGATACTCCACAAACATTTGGTGAAAGTAAACCATATAATGTTATTTTACCTTTAGGTTTAGATTATAGCAGATTAACATTTAAATATGATACTATAAATAGTGTTAGTACTAATAATACAGATTTACCACCAACATTATTTGGGTTTTATTTATATGGTAAAAAAGCATATAGTGCTGTAGCAAGTACTAATTCGTTAACACCAAAAGTTTATTTATTAAATAGAAGTGGATTAGAAGTTTGGTCTAATATATTAGGTCCTGAGAAATATAAAAAATTTATTGATAATTATGGTTGTGATGAAACACAATATACACAAACTAATTTTAATGATTTTATTGCTAATGTATTTAAAGAATCTAGTGCTAATAACATGCCTATTCCTAATTATTATGTTGAAACAACACAAGGTGTTTGTGATAAGAAAATTAAAAATGATGAACTAAATAGATATAAATTATTAGATAGTCAATATAAAACAACATTAACTAATTTAAATAATCAAATTAATGAGTTAACTAATAGATTAAACGCTCTTAAATCTGTTAGTTCATATAGTGATACATTAAAAAATCTTGAAAATATTAAAATAACCTTTGTATTAGAACATGATAATAATAACAATGTATATTCTTCAGTATATGAAGAAACTTTGTTTAATATCGGTGAAAATAACATGATGAATTTCATTGATTCAAAAAGTCCTAATACTGGTATTATAATTTCAGGTGCGACTTCAAATGGTTTACTAACACCACCATATGGTTTTGATTTAGAAGATTATGCTACTACATATCGTGAAAATAGTTCTAACTCAGTTAATTGTGAAACACATAGAGATGAGTTTATTAAAACTTTATATTTAGAAAGATATAAAGGTAATTATCCAGAACCGACATCTAATCAAGAACAAATTGAATTAACAAAAAAATTAAATTCTTGGTATAACTCAACTTGGGTTAATTATAACATATCAATACCTAAGGAAACAATAGAAAAAATAAAAAATACTAAAATAAGATTTTCAATTTTAGTTGAATCTTGTTGTATTGATTTATGTTTTTTAATTGATAAAATTAATTTTAATAAATATTGTAACTCAGTTGATAACGAAGAGATAACCATAACAAAACCAATAGGGTTTGAAGTAGAAAAAGTTATGGATAATAAAAAATCTTGGTCAGTTGGTGATGGTGAAATAGCAAGAGAATTTGATTTAACTTTTAGAGAAACACAATATAATGCAAATGATTATAAATTGATTCTAAATACAAAAGAAATAGAATTAAAAATAGATGGGTCAAATGCAATTGAAGAAGACATATTATGTTCAATTCAAAGCAATAGCTGTTTATTAACTGGTTCAACATATGATTTAAATAGTATTGAGGTAAATAATATTCCTGATTTTGAATCAATATTTTTAAATACAATACCTTCTGAATATGAACCATATAGTGGTTACATGTTTACTTCAGTATGGACAATAACTGCTAAAAATAATTGTGAAACATTGTATGAAGATATCTTCTTTAACGGTTCTGGAAATTTATTATTAGATTTAATACCAACATCAGAATCATATAAAGAAATATTAGAAACAGTATCAAATATTTTAAATTTAGACATAACTCATAGTGGTTCAACAAGTATAATAACAGATAATACAAATACAAGAATATTAATAAATGGTTTTGTTATTGATATTAAACTAGATTTAACAATAAGTTGTTATGTAGTAGAAGCAAATACATGTGAAGACACATTGGGTCTTTGTGACGTTAATGGTGTTACATATGACATAGTATTTAATCAACTAGATTTGATGGATGATATAAGATTCATACCAACATGTGAAGAATTGGAAAATTACCCATGTTATAATGAAGAATTATCAGCTACATATAGAAGTCTTAGAGATAGTTATTTTAGTAATATTAATAATTCAATACTTAGTGGAATAACACATGGTATTACTGATTTTAGCGGTTTATCTACTTATAATTCATTTGTTCAGTTTTGGGATTATATAAATACAGATGAATTTGTAGATAAATCATTTTACAAAGGACCATTAAAACGTATTAAATACAAAAGACATAGATTACCAATTGATTATTCAGAATGGTATGAAAATATAGAACCTATTGATTTATCATTAAATGATGTATTTTCTGCTATGACTGGTGATTTTAGATATATCCCTAGTATATATGATATATCGTTAGCATTAGAAGGTAATGTTGGTGACTTAGTATACGTTAGTGGGACAACAAATGAAACTTATTATTGGTCACCAATTGAAAATAATTGGTTACCATTAGAGTCACCCACAGAAATTATAGGCGGTGCTTTAATTGATTTTATTGATACCAGAAGAGAGTATCATACATCTTATTTAAGTAGAAAAAATAACTTATTATTATCGTTAAAACCATTTTTGTGGGCAGCTAATTATTTACCATCGTTTCAAATAAAAAAATATTTTATATAAATTATTAATTATGTACTTTTTTGACACAGAAGATTATTGTTATATATCCTTTATGGGACCAAATAATCAGAAATTGACTAGCCCTGAGCATTGGGACATTATTAGAGGTGATGCAAATAACACTAGAGGTGCTATGATTTTAGCAGTAAGTAGATGGAGAGATGAGACTATAATAAAAAAACCTGATGGTATTTGTACTGAATTTGATACAAACGATACTGAATTATATTCTGAGTTTTTAAACGGTCTAACAGGTTCATCTTGGACTAATTTCTGGGATTTGGCTGACAACTCAATGGAAGGTGTAACTAAAGAAATATATGATGAATACATTAATGGTATTTCAAATAGCATGTGCATATTAAAAAGCATGTTATCATATTTAGATGGTGATACTTTCGAAGATTTTACTTATTAGAATATTTATAAATAAAAAGATATGCCATTTCAAACATTTAGCAATACTGAAAATATTTTTACATTGATAAGTCCAATATCAAATGATTGTTTATCAGAAGACTGTAATTGTAAACCTTTGAATGAAGGTATATTTGCGTCATATAATAATCATATAAAATCATATCGTAGGGTTAATGTTGATAATTTAGAATATAGAGTTAAACGACCAACAATTAAACAAATTGATGAATATGGTGGTGAAGAATTAAAAGATTTTGGTGCAAGAGAATATTTGGATGATAAAAAAGTATTAGTAGGATGTTCTATATCAGCTATTAAAAGAATCGAAAATGTAACTAGGTTTGGTGATTGTGAAGATGTTGGTACTTTTAATAGAGCTAGAAGAGATAATGCGATAAAATCAGTTAATCAACTTAAATTAGCAACGTTTCCATTTGAATTTGCTAATTTTGATTTATTTAATTTTCAGATAGAAAAATATTTTAAAAATAAATGCAATCCGAATGGGTATTATATAAGTCAACCACTTGATTTTGGTGTATGTGCATATCTAGAATCTAACAATATTAATGGTTTTGCAGTTAAACAAACAACAGCAAGTTCATATTATTGGCATAGCTCAAACACAACATTAGTTAATGCTACATCTGATGGTATATACAGTGGTGCATCAAATACAGATTTGATAGTTAGTACTTACGGTTCAGAAAATAATGTAGCTAAAATTGCTAAAGATTATACACACACAACACAAGAAGGTGTTACATATGATGATTATTATTTACCTAGTAAAACTGAAATGGAACTTATAGGTGGTAATTATGCACAATTAGGTATTGAATTAAGAGGTGTTGTTTGGACATCCACGGAATATAATAGTCAGCAAGCTTGGGCTTATAGTTTTTTAACTAACACAAGTTTTTTAGCAGATAAAACTAATTTATACGCACTAATAGTTATTAAAAAATTTTAAATATGTATTTTTTTGATTTAGAAGATTATCGCACCAGTAGAGTTATAGGTAAAAATAATATTAAAGTTTTTGGTGATTGGGAAGATGAAGCTGGTACTGCTAGAGAAACAAGGAATGCGTATATAAAAGCTTTTCATCAATGGTATTTAGCATCAACTACTTGTTTTAATGAAGAAAAAATGGCAGAAGTAAATTCATTATTTAGTTTAATCAGAGTAGATACACCTCCATATCATGGTCCTAAAACATTAGAACTTTTTGATAAATTTCAGGTTTTTATAAATATGATGAATGGTATTAATGATGCTCCTAACTATACTGCTGAAACAACAACATCATACGGTACTGTTATATGGAGTGGTCATTGTTTTGATTACTCAGTATATCAAGATTATGTCAACACATATAATGAATTTAACGATATTCTAACTGAAATTAGATGGTTAGTTGAAGGTAATGACTATGGTAGGAATCCTAAATATATGGAAGAATCATCAAAAATTTGTTATGGTTGTGAATATATAGATTTAGATGAAAAATTAACAACAGAATTATCACAAATAAATAATGTTGATGAATTTAGAAAAGCTGCTATATCAGAATTAATCGATGTTAAAAATAGGAAAACATTATCAGCATACCCAACATTAAATTTGTTATATGATAGATATTTAGGTAATTGTGGTGATTGCGAAACAAATAAATTCACATACAAAACAATGGATGGTTTTATAAATGTAGTAGGCAAACATTGGATTGATTTAGCTGAACAATTTGTACCATCAACAACAATATGGGGTGCTACTGATGTAGTTAGAAATAGTATATTTCATCAACAAAAACATAGATATAGAAAAACAAACTTAGTTTTTAGTGAGACTAATAATGTTGAGACTAATAATTGTAACATTAAAGGGTTTCATTTAGAAACTATTGATTACGGTAATACAGAATGTGTTATTTATGATGTTACATTTCAAGAAATGCCTAAAACATTAGCTATTAGTGCTACTAGTATTGATTATCAATCAAATGTAGATTTTGAAGGGTTATTAGTTAGCAATCCGTCAAATCCTATACAATATAATTTAGTTGTTGGAGACACTCATACGACTTTTGGTAAGTTAACTGAAGATGACTTAAATATTATATCAGCAAATAATGAAAATAGTAACAAAGAAACAGTAAATAACCCATTTGCTATTAATAAAAAATACGCTTATCGTATATCCAGTGGTCCAGCTTTTTGTAATCCAACGTTTTTGGGTTCAATAAAAATAACTGAAAGTGATTGGGTTAGAGCTAGAGCTAATTGGGATTATTTTTATAATAGAAGTTAAAATTTAATAAGATGCCTAGATTAATACAAAATATAACAGTAAAAATTGCAGATAGTTTTAATTTAAATATTGGTTCTATAGATAGACTTAGATTTGAAGTTGTTACATTAGAATGTAATCATATAGAAACTAGAACTTTTGAAGCGTATTTAATTGATTTTAAAAATGCATCTAACATTGAATTAATAACAAATAATAGTAATTATGGTTTAACCGTTAATAAGGATAAAACCTTTATAGAAATAGAAATATCATACTAATGAGTTATCAAAATAGAATATATAGACAAAGTGGTATATGTGCTCAAAAAAATAGTACAGTAAATGTGGCTAAAACTAGCTCAGATTTGAAGATATATGAGATGCCTATGTATACCATCACAACAGCTAATAAAATAGTTCAGAATACATTATATTTTGATTTAAGTGGTATTTCATATAACGATATATTCACAGCAACTACTGATTGTTTTACTAGTAATTTATTAAGTGGTTCTTGTTTTAACTCAATTTCTTGGTATACAAATATATATGCTAATGACGAGTTAGTTAATAGTGATGAATTTTTTATTAGTACTGGATTTACTGGTGACATACCAGTTATTGATGATTTCAGCGGTTCAGTTATAAGTAGTTTAACTAAATTAGGTTATAATTATAGTTTCACTGGTACATCATTCTCACTAACACATCCAATAAATCATGTATCGATAGATATAGCAACAAAAATAAATATAATTGATGAATGTCCATTAACAGGTATTTCAGTTGGGAATGTATTTACTGGAACATGTGAATATAATGAAAACATATGTGATTTAGATTTTAGTGGTTTAACATCAAACAGTAATAATGTTTATGGTATATCAACAGAAACTGGGATAACTATGAATTTTGTATTTACAGCTAATACAAATCAATTTTATAATGAAACAAATACTAGATTTAAATTTGAAGTTTATAAGTACAATTCAAAATTAAATGGGTTTACCGATTATTCAGTATTTAAATCAAGATTAGTTGACTGGACAGTATTAAGTAGTACAAGTGCAACTACATATGCAATACCAGTAGATAATTTATTAATAGATGGTGATTATCTAATTAAAGGTTATTATGAATTAAACAATCCAAATGAATTTGCATTATTAAGAAATGTAATAATTGATACATCTGAGATAAAAACAGGAACAAAATACGGTATATACGATGAATCTAATGACTTTCATTTTGTTGCGGTACAGAAACCATCAAAACCTATAATTAAAAACGGCAAATCAACTAATTTAGCTTTAAATGCGTTAACTGTTAATAGCTTTGAACTAACAAAAGGACAAAAAGTTGTTACACTACCAGCATCAAATGGTGATTATATTATATCATTAAATGGTTTAATATTAGCGTTAGAGTATGATTATATATTAACTGGTGTAACAAGTAATGATGTTGATGTAACAGCAATAGAATTAAAAGAAGAAGCTGTTGAAGGTGATATTATGACAATTGCATTTTCAAATTCAAGTAGTGGTAATAATTTAAGAGCTGATATATATGATATACAAACATCAATAGTATCAGGTTCTACTGATAATCAAGGTAGTAATAAAATATATTATAATACAACCACAAATAAATACGAAATATATACAACATTAACACCTTTATCTTCTAATGACATAGCAATAACTTTAAATGGTGCTTTATTAGCAAATAATATTGATTATTATCAATCAACAACAAATTTAAAAAGAATTATATTAGAAGGTAATTTATTATTAGGTGATATAATAAATGTTTATTATAATACCGAAACAGAAGTTCAAGGTGATATAACAATAGTTCAACCAACAATAGAGTGGAGCATAAGTAATACACCTAATAGTAGTAATGGTAATTTTATAATAGAATTAGCAACTGATGAAGCATTTAGTAACATAATAAATACAGTTGAAACTAGTCATTTAGAAGGTATAAGTGATTATTCAAATTCAATAAAATTAATTGGTGGATATGGTACTAATTTATACTATAGGATAAAGAACGAAAAGAAATATAAATCGTTTACAAATGATGTAATATCGTTTAATGAATATAGTGATATAATACCAATTACCATTAGAACAAACGCAACAAATAATTATTAAATATTTACAAAAAAAAATAATAAGTTATATTTATAATAGGATATAAAACAATTATTTTATTGTTTTTAAGTTCAAATTATTAATATTTATAAACATTATGAGTTATATAACATTAGAAAATAGTAATTCACCAATCGTTAATGTTAAATTGACAGATACTGGTAGAAAAAAATTAGCGCAAGGTCAATTAAATTTTAGTGCTTGGGCTATTGGTGATTCAGAAATAAATTACGATAGAGTATCTTTAATCGATAACAATCCATTAACTAATTTTGGTGATATTAAAGTTTTATCTCCAGCTGATTTACAACCTAATTTAAAAACTTTCATTACTAAAGATGGTACAACAGCATTAAATTCATTTACAAGTGGTCAAATTAATACAATTAAAGCTATTGTAAATAACAAAGCAAAAGAAAGAGGTTTTTTCTCAGCATCAGCAGCACATGATGAATTTACGACTTTAACTGGTAATACATATGTTAAAAGTTTTGGTAATGTTAATAACAGTTCATTTAGTGGTACAAGTTCATTAGTAATAGGAACTGGTAATACATTAAGTGTTGGTGATTTTATATTATTTAAATATAATAATGACTATTTAGGTACAAATTTAGCTGAAAATCAAAATACAAAACCAGTACCACATATATGGTATCAAATTGTATCTACAGCAACAACAACAGATGTTGGTGACACAATAAATGTTGATAGATATTTACCAAATTTGAGTGCTAGTTCAGCTGATACTCAATTTATGATATATCCTAGTAATTTTTCAGATTATTATGATTCAGATACATCAATTCCATACTGGAATACAAATACTTTAGATTTTGATGGATGTTGTGATGTATCGATTAATGATGTACCAGTTTGGAATATGAATAATGTATTTATTGAAGACTTAATTGGTATGAGTGGTACTAGTGTTCAAGCAACATCAATGACACCATATGAAAGTCATGAATTATTTGGTTCTAATTCTTACATAGGTATGGCAAGACCGTTTTTAGGGATTAGCGAAGCTATGAGTACAATTAGTGAAATGGTTGATGTCTGTGGTACACCTGGTGGTTCTGTATTAGACAACACAGTAAAATCAATTTCAATCTTACATTATTCTAACAATACAATATCTAATTTCTATGGTGAATTCTTATATATTGATGATACTAATGGAAAAACTGTAAATGTACATATGCCAGACTTAATGTGGCATAGAAGAGATTTCTCAACTGGAAGTGGAACAACAATGGGTATGTCATTCTTAGCTAGTGGGTCTACTAAATTTATAGGTACATCACAAATAGAATATATTGAATTACATGAGAATCCATTGTTAATACCAGCAGAACAAACACCAATGGTGGTTGGTATGGTATTACCACAATATAAAATTATAGTACTTACTGATGACGAATTAATTGCAGCAATTTCATATAAATCAAATAGAAATTGGACATTACCACCTTTAAGTGCTACACTTAAATCACCAGCTGGTATTAATGCAGCATTGAATCCATCAGAAACTATGTGGTTAACATATACTTTTGAAAATGATTCAGTATCAGGGTTAACTTCAACATTACCATGTCAAAAAGTAATAGGTGTAACAAATACATCATCAACAGGTAAAGATGTTGAATTTAGAATGTCAGAAATCGACATGTTCCCATACATGAGAAAAATAGAAGATACTAATTATGATGGTTATGGTTGGTATGCTTATAACTTTAAAGTTTTATTTCAAGTAACAAACGGTGAAAGACCATCACCTGATGCTTGGAAAGTATATGATTATACATCAACATCATTAACAGATTTTGCTGGTGAAACAATAGACCCATTACAACTTGAAGTTCAAACACCATTAATAAATGGTTTTTCAATTGATTATTCGGTTACTAATAGTGCTAGTAATTTTAGTTTAATGAATTCATTAAATATGAATACTATAAATAATCCAAATTCATTACAATTTGGTGATGAAAGATTCTTTTATGGTAATATAGAAGCGTATATTGGGGCTAGTATATATAAAACAACATTTAATATATCTATAGCTGCTAATAATTTTAAATATTCATCAAACCCAACAAGAACATCAAATGAATCTACTGTTAAACCTGACATTAGAGTTAGTGAAATAGGTATCTATGATTCTATTGGTGATTTGGTTATGATTGGTAAATTAAGCTCACCTATTCGATTACAAAACGGTAGAACTGTGATGGTGGAGCTTAGTATGGATTTTTAAATAAAATAAATAAAAACGAATTAAAATGGGATTTATAGCTAGTGCAGACACATTCACAATTAAAGGTAAATTAACACCTGTTGGTAGACAATTATTAATAACAAATAGTAATGCATTAATAACAACATTTGCATTAGGAGATTCTGATGCTGATTATACAGTTTTATCTGGATTAACATTTGGAGAAATACCAGATTTTAGTGGAGATTTAAATACTGTTAATAATGGTGGTGCAAATTACAATTTAAGAAGCGTATTATATTATAATGGAACATCTATTGTTAAACCAGTTGAAATTTCATCTTTAGGTATCAATACTTCTTATGATTATAATGATTTCAGTACAGTTGATTATAGTGCTGGAACTATCTCACAAAACATAATTAGTAGACTATCTGGTAGCACAGACCCATTAACAAACTTATTTTATTCTTTTGGTTTACCAAAATCAGAAGATGAACAATTGTATTTTACTGGTTCAACGTATGCTGAAGGTGGATTTTCAGACACAGGATTAAGTGGATTATCTCAAGATAATGTATTAATATTAGGTTTAAGTGGTTCTACTTATGGTGAAATAATTGATGGTAAAACAGTTAAAATATCATTAACAACCACAGCATCTACTTTTAATATTTATGGTACTTTCTATAATCAAGAACTTAGTTTAACACAATATGATAATTCATTGGTTGAAACTAGTTCTATAATATCACCTTTTGGAACAAATAGAGTATTGTTATTCTCAGATGAAATAATGAAACCTAACGGTGGTGATACAACAAAGAGTTGGTCAACTGGATATGCAACAACAAAAGCGTTTAGTTCAGTACCTAAAAAAGAATTATGGAATTTAACTACAAATGAAGATTTAGGTATTAGCGGTGACACACCAGTAGGTATCGCTTATTTAGATAAAGGATTCTTTGCAATAACACACCCAGATATAGTAAATAACTTTGATATTACTGGTGCTACAGCAAGTGCTACAACCATAGAGTTTAATAGTGTTAATAGTAATGTATCACAACAAATAACTTGTATTGCCGATAGAAATACATTTGTTAATAGTACAAATACAACATTTAATAATGGTGATATACCAAGAATAACTGAGATAGCATTATTTGATAACAATGGTAATATGGTTGCCATAGCTAAAACAAATACAACTTATTATAAAACACCTAATGATATTGTTATTTTTAATGTAATTATAGATTATTAAATATTTACATTTAGGTAATTATT